AACCCAGATCTCGTAACGAGACGCAAACTCGTTAGAGCCATAAGCTCCGGGTGCTGATGATGTAGTAATCGCGAGAGATTCTACATCTTGTGGCACATCAGTAGTCCAATTAAGGTGTTTGCCAGGTTCAAACCTATTCAAGGAATAGTAAGGCATTTCAAATTCCACAGCGGGATTAACCACTTGATTTGAATAAGCCGAACCAGTAACACCCGAATCATCTCCCAAGGGAGAATCATCATACACTACGGCTGATGCTGGATATGTTGGAGTTAAATTATTCTGGAATGAAATCTCAACTCGGGAATACCCGATAGTATCGTCCGATATACGGGATACGAGAGTTGATGACAAACCAGTGTCATTCATGGGTAATATCTTGTAACGGATAGAACCTCTCCAACCACTAAACATGTAAGATACCCAATGTAACATAATTGTATTACAATAATTATACGGAGCCAACGCTGCTGTTGTATGAATTGCTCCAGGTACATTTCCCCTCAGAAAAGGGAACATTGCATACGTCATATGTATCTCTTTGAACGAGTCCGATGGTCCATAAGCGGTCCACCGGTTGTATCTCTTCAATAGAGGGCGAAACGATGTGATAGACTCACCCATGAAAACCTTATCTGTCTCTAAAGGTATAGGATTGTCTTGGCCCAACGTATCTGATTGCTGTTGCTCAGGTGCGTTTGGCTCCGTCGTAGTTTCAACATCAGCTTCCAAACCCACTTGTGCTTCAAGTCCCAATTGGGGCCGAAACACAAAATTTTGGAAATATGGATCAGGGGCGGCGACTTGAAAATCGTCACCGGCACTAATGTAAACATTGACCGTCACGGGCGCTGAAATAGTTTCATTTGGTGACGTGAGCTCATTCATAACGTAGCAATTGAGAACGCCGTTACCAAAAGAAAAACGATTCAAATTAAAATTATTCTTCATATTGGTAGCCGTCGTTACGCCAGGTTTGGCATGTCTCATCCATGTAGTGGCCTGTCCTGGTTTTACAGCGATGGTAAAATCCGTTTCATCAGCTATATCAACGATCTGTACAAAATTTGAATTGAAATTGTCAGGCGTCGTCAACACCGAATACGGATCATAAACCATCTTCAAGCGTCCTTTATGAAAGTTTGAACAAACAATTTGATATCGAAACTTCAGTGTTCCTGTCCAATACTTGAAGGGTAAAGCCGCAGCTGCAGTACCTGGAAACAAATACGCACTACCCACATTGCTCCAATGTGCAGGATCAACCCGTATGGAAGACAAGAGACTATCAATTGAGTCCGATGTGTCCCATAAGAATTGATAAATGAGACTCTCATGGCCAGCAATCTCTGCAATTGACATAGTATCACTCATGCCACATCCAGCTACAACAGGATCAATAGTTAATTCTTGTTTATGATCTACTGTTAGCTTGTTAGTAACATCTGGTACATTGGTATTGGCCAAGGCTGACACCGCTGTAGGTCTCATTGGTTCGGGAGCTTTAGTCACCGGAGGTCTGCAATAACCCATTGATGAGGCAACACTACCAATAATATTGGCGGCACCTTCTGTCGCACGTGCATATGGTCCGACATAAGGCATATTCTTGAGTGCGCCAGCAGCTCTCGCAACTGCCGTAGCTGGCTCAGAAATAATCCCTTTAGTGTTAGCCTCGTCTATCTCTTCCTTACCCATTTGCGGAGACAAACCATTAGAATCAAAGGACGTCAATCCAGCCATCTCGACGTTTGTCATCCAAGCAAAGACACTAATAGTTACGCTACCAGCGGCACTGTTGGCATGTAACAAGGCATTCAAAGAACGCAACCACACCACACCGATGTCCGAAAACTGATCTCCACTAATGGTGTTGGTGACATCCAAATTATTCCGGTAAAAGTGCCACGGAATCGTTAACTCCCCTCCCATTGATGTGGTAGGATTCAAGAATACTTTGGGTCTCTGAGTGGCAGTAGTGAGATCCCAAAAATCCGATTGAAACGTCATGGAATCAAATGACTCGAACGGCAAATACGCAGCAAGGGCTCGACCATAGTAAAACCCATTGCCGTTTATGACAAATTTCAGATGTAAATCACCACGTGTCAACGCATAGGTTGTCATTCGATTTTGAACACGATCATTGGTCATGAACAATTCCCATGGATTGAAAATCGTATCTACACCAGCGCCTACTGTCCATGTTCTTTGGAGTATCTTGATGGGACGCTCGAAAAATTTGTCCAGACTAACCTCAGGAGTGTCCGTTAAATTACGAGTGTTGTCTTTCCTACCAACCATAGTAGTGTTTATGCCACCGTGTTGGTCCAGAAATGCTACATTTGGAGTGTTTGTGTCCACCTCCTTGTATTGCACTTCCAGACCAGATTGAGGTCTGAAATCCTGCTGGGTAAGTAAGTGCAGGATCTCTTCTAATAGAGCAATGGTACGACCGCGCTCTTCAGCGAGCGTCAACTTTTCCTCAATAGTGTTGACTTTCGCAGTGAGTTTGTATAGTTCACCAGCTATATCTAATGTTTCATATATACTATCTAAATTTACAGTTTTTGTAACCCACTATGTACAATCAACGGAACAGGGTCACGTTCCGTCGCCGTGTGTGCTCTTTTGGGCTGGCGAACCCATCGCTAGAAAACGATCTCACCATATTACACAAAGCCTACAATTGCTGGGGCTCGCACATCCCCACCAAGTGTGGTGTCCAATTGTGTAATAGACTCTTCAACTTTATTTACAAACCCCATGGTCTCTACGGGGTAAGGTTTAACGACATCCTCAGTCCGCGGTTCGTATTTTTCTCGCCACTCGTCCACACATTCCGCATATGTACGGTCAAGTTGAGTTGTGAGGTAATAAATACCCATCTCAGTGGCGACTTGGCGCATCTCGGAGACTCGTTTCTCATACGTGTCTCGACCATGATGAAACCACTCTCGACAAGCGGTGTCAATATTCATGGCCATCGCCATTTCGGGTGTTTCAGGACTTGATGAATCCCTCATATACTTATGCAACATTTTAAAAATGGATTTTTCAACCAAAGCACCAGTATGCACACCCCGTTCTGGACAATATACATTCTTTCTTTTTAAAAACTCAAAATCCTCGTAAGGTAAAAAGTCAGTTAATGTACTGTCCTTATCTGGCATCGTATATGTTTGGCCATACAGGGCTAAATAACTAGAAATATCACAGATCGTGAGAGCACAAGTCCCATCACAAGATCCTATGTTATCATCCCCATACGTCATCAAGCGTACATGGTCTCGGAAAATTCGATTACCGTGTTTCGCGTAAAACGCACACCGCATGTTCAAACTCCCTGCTATTCCATTAATGATGACTGTAAGTGAATTACCAGATATGTGTCCGCCTTCCACAAGTGAAATGAGATCTCCGTCAAAGTCAATGTATGCAAATACTATATCACTTGCCATAGCTTGCATCACTAAGATGTCTTCACTTGTATACTGCATCTGTTTTGCACACTCAATTAAGCACCACAAAGCGGACAAGATCATTTGTGAAGGTAATCGCTGATCGTACTTGCTATAATCTCCACCTATGATCCTACTCTTTCCAAAATGTAATACATGATCTTGAAATTCTTCCCACTCTGGTCCATGCGAGTTTATACCAACAGCGCACTCACTCAGTAGAGGGTGCAGTTGCAAAATACGCAATATTGGTAAAAAGTACTTTCGAATTAAAAATGTCAACACAACAGGGTTACCATAAAAAATCCGACATTTTCCCTCTTTTCCCAATATTTCATCCTTTTTACAAGCCTTAGCTATTGTATTGGCCCTAAAACCTTGGCGGTACAGGGTTTCAACTCGCTCAATCTCAGCATCAATTTCTGGAATAAATCGCCTGTTATTGGGGTGCTCCATTGTAGGTTCCAATTCAACCACGAACGATCTTTTTGTTCCTTTGAGTGGTATGCCTGCCGATGTGTTCAATTTTATGGGATCTAAAAATTTCTTTCCCGGGACACCGCAAATATTATCTGCGTACGTCAATGGACTAGTGTCTCGCCACATGGCGCCTGCACACAATTGCGCGATGGGACGTACATAATCGAGACATGCATACTGGACATGGGCACTAGGAAGTGCGATACCCGGACGAGCTAGATTGGCTAAACATGTTTGCCAACCAAACCATTCGGGTCGCATCTTAGGAGGATGATACGTGTCTTCAACTCCCGTTACTCTAGTCAAGATCTCACTCATTGGTGTGGTGACAACATGTGTTGTGGATTTGCTAGTCACTCCTGAAGATCCACAATATCGAAATTGGCCATCGGGTAAGAATCTAATAGCACTCTTCAACATTGGGTCACGGTCGTAGGATAATGTTGTTCCAAGACACTGACGCTCAAATGTGCTCTCACTGCCAGCTACCAAAACACTGGGTAGTGCTTCAAGTGTTGCTCTCGCTGTGACAATTGATTCTTGTGTAATAGAACTTGCACATCCTCGGGGTGTATCGGCTTTACCCCCAACATGTATACCGAGAATTGAAAAACCACCATGTGGCGTCAACAATGGAGCTCCACATAATCCACTGAAGGTATTCATGGACAGTCTGTCATAAAACCAACCTTGGAAATGTGGTCCGCCATTATTTACGCGCGCCATATGAGCCAATCCCTGGGCATCCAGGAAATTTCCATCCTTTTTCCGCCATCGCATGAACGTTTGCACCGAATTGAGATCGTTCAATGGGAACCATTTCATCAAATTCCTAAAAGAACCACCAGACGATACATAACACAATGATGTGTCGCCACCACATGATACCGATAATGACTTGGAAATGAGACACTGAAAAGAATCTCCAATCCTTGCCTGATCTGTATACAACAGTTCGGTTCTCAATTCATAACCATATTCGAAATAATGTGTTGGAACTAATATCAAATTCGTATCAACGAATAATATGTTCAACATATACACATCATCATCCTTCTTTAAACGAGCGTAGAACAAATTCTTTGACAAAGCATCCAATGCTTCGCCAAAATTCGATGTACGTGAAGCATGAGATAATGGTAAATCATGTGTGCGTATGTCTGCCCAAACGTCCTCTTGTGCGTCCCGCTTATTAACCTCTTCTTCGTTCTGAGGGTTTAACGATGTCTGTGCACAAAAATGTGAACGTGATATAACTTGCGCCAGTTTGTACATGGCTAATAGCGCGGCTGATGTGGCTAAAACTGACTGCGTCACACCATCCCTTATTTGCTGAAACATTGGGGACAATGTATTACGTTCCAACATTTCTCGCTCGAATTCGCTCGCAACTTGCTGACGCAACAAACGTTGTTCATTACAGACACCAACGCCAAACAACAAAATCAACCAATATTGTCCGAGAATGGTAAAAGCAATGAAATAAACGCAAATGAGGACCACAAAAGTATAGTGTACTTCATGTATGTTTTGACTATGGCTTTACGTTCAGTAAACAGGAAAAAAGTACGACCTAAACCAGTATCCAAAATGGGCAATGGTATGAACTTAACCCAATCAACATACTTGTGTAAATATCGAGCGCCAATCAACGATGCGTAAGAAGCCTCTGCTGACAAAATGTCGATCTGACTCGAAAAAGCAAATTTAGCTATTCTCAATGCCATTGCGCGATTATTCTCTGGCTTGGATGTGCAATCTCGCAAGCTGAATAGACTAAGGATTTCTGGTCCGATCTGATTTTCGAATTCACTGGACGAAGACGCCACTGACTGTCCACTGTGATGGGGACAATATCCAGAGATGTGCCTACATCCATCAACACCACATCGAGTTAAACGATCCGATCGATGTAACATTCGGTGTACAATCTCTTCCTGCTGGCGGCGATGTTCAGAGAACTTGTCTATTGACATCGCAACTACTTCTGCCATCGATACATTTTGCATCAATTTACCATTATACTCCACAACCTCGTATGTTGCTAAATCAAATATGTTACGAGGTTCAACTGCTCTTTCCACCGTTAATGTCCAAATGTCGTCACATGGTGCATCGGGATGCTCTTTTTGCCATGCTATCACTTTGCTGGAGTCTATTCCTTGATTACCATTACCACCCGCATACTGGAATTCGGGCTTCGCTGTCACAGTAATAACAAGATGCATACGACGTTGAATTGAGTATGGACAATTGGAATATTGAAAGGCGTCCAAGTCTTTCACGTTAGTCGTCACTCCAACAATTTCTGGTTCAACATAGCACTTTCCTTTTGAATCCAGATCAGCTTTGTTTGCGTAATACGGATCATTGTTACATACATTGATAATCTCACGTGTTGGAACTCGCTCAGCAAATTGGGCTCTATCATTTGCAAAATCGTCAAAAATTAGTACAGTTTTGTCAGAAGTCCAGTTTGACCAAAACTTATCAGACGCATTATGTGAATCGCGATATTTCCTATCCAGCGGTAAATCTGCACTATGCAACAGACAATCCACAAGCTGGTTGAGAAAGGTAGTCTTTCCTTGACTACTTAAACCATAACATTCAATTGCAAATGGCGCTCTCTTCAAACCACAAGATATTTTGTACGTTGTGAATTCGTTTGTCACGGTTGCCAACCTCATGAGTTTGCTAGACAAAAGATTTCTGTCATACCCCTCCGTGGTTGGCAATAGTGTGCGCAATGTCAGTCCGAGTGTTTCTAAACGCTCCAAATAACTACGTTCGGATATACCAAGGACTCTTTCTGCATTACCACATAACACCGTGGAAAGACCAGACACCAAAAATGCAAATTCTTGGTCGAGGTCAGTAAAACTAGTGTCTGTGGCAAAGAGAGGACGTAAGGACTTATCTTTAAAGCATGCTGCCATCTTTTCGACGAAAAATATAACTGTCTGAAAAGCAGCATCAACGACATTCCTA